TCGATAAAAGACCACGATGATTTTGTTAATACAACTCAAGATGATTACTTAAGAGATATAGCTAAATCTTATTTTACTATCTCACCAGATGGTAATGGTAAAGATTGTCATAAGACTTGGGAAGCTCTATACATGAAAAGTATCCCTGTAGTCAAAAGGTGGCATGGTGCAGAAAGATTTAAAAAATTAGGTATTCCGATGATCATCTTAGATGATTGGTCTGAATTCAATGATCTGGATTTATGTGAGGATGTATATGGTAGTATTTGGAAAGATTTTAAATTATCTTCTCTTAAATTTAAACTATTCAAATGAAATCTATAAATAAAATTTATATCATCCACTACACTAAGTTGGAATCTAGAAAAACTCATATGCTAGAGCAGCTTAAATCTTGGTTCCCAGATGTTGATTATGAATTTGTAGAGGAATACGATAAAGAAAATTTGACTGATGAAATTATAAAAAACAATTTTGACTTAGATTTATTTAAGAAAAAGTTTGATAGGGATATGCTTAAATCTGAGATGTCTTTATGTATGAAATATAGAAAAGTTATAGATGACATAGCTCAGTCAAACGAGAATGGTAATTTTTTTGTATTAGAGGATGACGTTATTTTTAAAGAAGATCCAGTGGCTTATACAAAACGAATGATTCTTTTTTGTAACGCCAACGAAATTAATTTTGATTGTGTATTTTTAGGGGAAGCTTGGATAAGAAAAGGTGATAACAGAAACATTTTTGGGAAAAAAGACCACCCAGCTACAAACGGTTTATGCACAGTATTATACAATAAAGAATCTGTAAATAAATTAAGTGACAATTTTAAAAACACTAAAATTACTCAACCGATGGACTGGGAACTAAACGATAGGTTCAAAGATTTAGATTTTCAAGTTTATTGGGGTAAAGCAATAACCAAACATGGCAGTGTATTAGCTTTAGAAAATGGCGATTATAAAAATCTAAAATCTACACTGAGAGATTCATACTAAATGGAAAAAATAAAATTAAAATTTTCTTCACCTTGGGATTCAGCGGAGGAAAACAATGCTCGCGTTTTATACAATTGGGGTAAGTTGCCCAATTGCTTTGAGTTAACCACTGGACATGATTATGACTATTTAATAGTGATAAATCACAGCAATGAAATGTATTCTTCTCCTAAAGAAAAAAACATTGCAGTGACAATGGAGCCTACATGGAGCATTAATTCTCTAAAAGATTTAGGAAAATACTGCGGCCATGTAATTACTTGCGATCAAAAAATTCAAGGAGAGAACGTGCATCACACTTTTTCTTTTTTGTTTACTCATGACTCTAGAAACAATATACATACCAATAATTTATGCGGTCAAACTGTTGATGAATATTTAGAAAATAATTGTTTTCCTGAAAATATTGACTCTCCAGACTACGATAAAAAAATGTCTTTTATTGTAGCCAATCATGGAGCTTTAGCTGGGTCAAGTCAACCAATATCATCTAACTATTACATCAGAGAGAATTTACTTTTAAAAATTTTAAATTCAGATTTAGATGTAGATATTTATGGTAAGGGTTGGTCTATTAACGACTCTAGGTATAAAGGCGCTCCACCCTTAAAAGAAGCAGCTCTTAAAAATTACAAGTATTCTATATGCATGGAAAATAGTTGTGAAGAGCATTATATCTCTGAAAAATTCTTTGACTGCTTTTTAAATAATTGCATACCTGTATATTATGGTTGCAAAAACATAGAGAAAGCATACAATAAAGACGCATTCATTACTTTTGATCCCGAGTCAGCCAACATCATTGATGAATTAAAAAACATTATTGAAAAGCCAATTTCTTGGAGATTATCGGCAATCCAAAAATGCAAAAAAGATTACTTTGGTAAATACAACCTATTAATTTACTTAAAAAAATTTATTAAAAATATTAGTAAGAAATAAATGAAGTATTTAATTAATTATGCAGACATAGGCTTTTACAAGGCTCAAATTTTAAATTCTATTTCAGGTATATCTGCTGGTTTTGATTCTGTTATACAGTATAAAAAACATGATATAGCAAAAGATTTTTCAATAGCGCATTCTACAATTCTTAATCATAAAAGAGGTGCTGGTTATTGGTTGTGGAAACCTTATTTTATCTTAAAAACATTACAAAGCACAAGCGAGGACGATATCATATTTTATTCAGATAGTGGAGCGCAGTTTATAAAAAAGATGGACCCTATCTTTCAAAAAATAGAGAAATGTAAAAAGGGTGTTATTGTTTTTAAAATGTCTGGACATCACAAGGAAAATGAATATTGCAGAAAACATGTAGCTGAAGAGATTGTTAATTGCGATGCAGAAATAATGGAAAGCGATCAAAACATGGCTAGCTTCGTTGGTGTTCGTAATTGTGAGACCTCGATAGATGTAATAAAGCAATGGTTAAACCTTTGCACAAAAGAACATCTTATTATGGATATGCCTCCGCAAAAAAATGAGTTTCAAATGTTTAAAGATCATCGCCACGATCAGACCCTTCTAAGCCTCCTAAGTAAAAAATTAAATTTAGAAACTGCCACTGACCCGTCTCAATGGGGTCTTATCCATAAACAAACGACTGAAGAAGATTATTTTATTAACCATCACAGAAGCAGAGAGTGAAAAAGCTATATATCCATCATCATTTAGGCTTGGGCGACCATTTTGATTGCAATGGAATGGTGAGGTATATTCTTGAAAAAACTTCTTTTGATAAAGTTGGCGTTTTCTGCAAAGATGTAAACTTTTATTTAATACAAAGAATGTATGAAGACGATAAAAACATAGAAGTAATCAGCTTAAAAAGCGACCCGAATTTATATGGCCAATTTGATGCTAATGAATATTCTCAAGTAAAAGCAATTATTGATGAGAATACAGTTTTTTGTTCTTCATTATCTGATATTCTCAAGTATGGTGAAAAATCTAACACAGCTTTACTTGTTGTAGGTCATGATTTTTATCAACCAGTAAAAGATAAAAACTGTTGGGAAATTTTTTACGATCAAGTAGGAATTCCATACGAAGTAAGGAAAGATTATTTCTATATAGAAAGAGACTCAAAACAGGAAGAAAATCTCTTAAAAAAGAAAAACCCTAATGGAGAATCCTTCATTTTTATTCATGATGATAAAAGCAGAGGTTTTGAAATAAATAGAAAACACTTATTAAACGACAAACTTTTAGTTATTGAAAATGACGTTTCTGAAAATATTTTTAATTTTATAGGTGTTATAAAAAAAGCTGAAGAAGTTCATTGCATGGAAAGCTCTTTTAAAACATTAGTAGATATTTACTGCGATCAAAATAAATTATTTTTTCACGATTTTAGAGGTCATCCTTTAGGCTCTAAAAGCAATAAAAATTGGAAGACTATTAAATATGAAGAAGAACAACGATAATCCGTGGAGTCCAAGAAAAGTGGCTGAAGCTCATGGCTATTTTTCAAACTTAGACGAGGCATCTTCTCATCATGAACCCTTTGCATCTTTTATCGAAGACAAGGAGGACGCTCGCATCGTTGATATAGGTTGCGGAAATGGTCGTGTGTTAAATAATTTAAATACTTATTCTAAGTATTTAGGCATAGACACATGCAAAGAGTTGATTTCGTTAAGCGAGAAACACTTTAAAGATAATGACAAAGCTTCTTTTTTAACTATGGATATAGAAAAAGATGTTTGGCCAAAAATAATGAGCTATTACAACGTGGCGTATTTTGACAGCACTTTCGAAATGCTCGAAGACCCACTCTCATTATTAAAAAAAATAACAGAAATATTTGAAACTGTTTTTTTTCTCAGGCTCCGAATCTTTGACTTGGGCGAAATAGATGCAGAAAAAGGCAGTAATAAATGGGAGGGTATGGAAGAGGACTCTCCTTGCTGGAAGTTTAGCAAATCTTTTTTTGACAACTTTTCCTCTTCTCATGGCGGGAACTTCAAAATAATTTCTTCTCAATCACATCCCTATATAACGGATCATAAAACTTGCGTTGCGGTATATGAACGATAAAAGTTTTAATAATTACAATTGTGTATGAGTGACTTACATTTTATAAATTACAACTGGACGCCAACAATAGCAGACCATGTAATAGATTTTGATAATTCTTTTTATATTAATGCTGGTATAAGCAGATTACACCAAAAAGAAAATCTTAAACCAGAAGATGTAAAAGATGGAGATATTGTTTTTGTCAAAACAGACTATGTTTATCATGGTCAATTCATAGAGATTTTAAAATTAATAAAAAGTAAATTTACCCTTATCACCGCTGGCTCTTCTTACAACGTGAGTTATGGTCACCCTTCTTATTTGGATATATTAAGCTCTGACAAAATCAAATATTGGTTTTGCACAAATCCTCCTAATATAGATCACCCAAAATTAATAGCGATGCCTATTGGGTTTGAAGAAAAAGAAAGGGCTGGTGGAGATCAACAGATAATAAAAAAACATTGGGATAACAAAATAAGCTGGGAAAATAAAATTAATAAACTTTATCTATCATACCACACAAAAGGAAATAACCCGAATAGAGATAGAAACATAAATTATCTAAGTTCTTTGGATTTTGTTCATGTAGAGGATCAAAAAATGCCTTTCAATGACTACCTTACCGAACTTGGTAAATATAAATACACCGTCTGTCTAGAGGGGTCAGGTTTTGATACACATAGAAATTATGAGTCTTTGCTTGTAGGATCTGTGCCAATTATGATAAACAGTAGCGTCAAACAAGTTTATAGAGATTGGAACTTACCCAGCATTTTTGTAGATGAATGGACAGACATATGTTCTGATTTTAACCTTAATAAATACGATGAGTTATCAAATAAATTGTCTAAAAACGTCTCAAATTTTTTAAAAATCTCATCGCATAAAAGTAAAATACTAAGCCTTTCTTCAGAACACAAATAAATATAATTAAAACTAATTAAAATAATGAAAATTCCAAAATTTTGGCCAGATAAAGGTCACTTTAATTTAGATCAATACTATTATGTAAAATCATTAGTAGAGAATAAAAATATTAAATACGCTCTTGAAACTGGTTTTCATACGGGTAGGTCGGCTTTATCTATTTTAAATAATTGTTTAAAATTAAAAAAAATGGTAAGCATAGATATAAATTTCGTGAAAGACAGGAAAGAATTACTGGAGGAGAAATTCGAAAATTTCTTGGGAATAGAGGCTGACTCTAAAAATGCTCTAACAGACGATTTCTTTGATTCGCATTATTCCGAAGGCATAGATTATTGTTTGGTAGATGGAGACCACTCTTATGAGGGTTGTTTCAGTGATTTAAATTTAATTTTTCCAAGAGTTAAAAAAGGAGGTTTAATTTTAATTGATGATTATGAATCAGGACCGCCAGAGGGCTGTAGTATACCAGAAGTAACAAAAGCTTGTGATGATTTTTATGCTGTGCAAAAAGAAAAATTGTCTAGAGAGAAATGGAATAAAGATGGCAAAGGATTTTGTGTATTCACAATTAAGTAATGTAATAAATGAAAGTTGACGTAGCCATAGGAGAAGTTTTTGATAGAATTACAATTCTTGATTTAAAAATAAAAAATATTCAAGACGAATATAGATTATCTTATATTAAAGCTGAAAGAGATATGCTTCTTAAAGCTCTTGCAGAAGAAAATATTGCAATAGAAGCTCATTTGTATCACCCTCTTTACTTAATTAATTCTAAAATTTGGGAAACCGAAGCTGGTTTTAGAGATAAAGAGTCTAAAAAAGAATTTGATAGTAAATTTGTTGAATTTGCTAGGTTGAATGCTCGCTATAATGACGAGAGATTTATAATCAAAAACAAAATAAACGAACACTATAATTCTGAAATTAGAGAACAAAAGTCTTATGATTTTTTGTATGAAGCCAATAAATCAAATTGAGCCTTGGATAGATCGAAAAGAGCTGAAAGAGTTAAAGAGAGTAGTAAAGTCCACTTTTGTTTCTGAGCATCACATAAACAAAGAATTTGAAGAGTTAATAAAAGATATAACTAAGTCTCCTCATGCTGTGTCAATGACAAATGGCACAGCTGCTTTGTATTGCGCTCTAAAAGCACTTGGAATAGGTAAGGGTGACGAAGTAATCGTTCCTAACTTAACATTCATAGCGTCCTCTAACGCTGTAATTTTTGCAGGGGCAAAACCAGTGTTATGTGATGTCGATAAAAAGTCTTTATGTATGTCTGCTTTAGAGGCATCCAAAGTGTTGACTCCCAAAACAAAAGCTATAATGCCCGTTCATTTATACGGCAGGAGTTGTGATATGGATGAGATATGTGCTTTTGCAAAAGATAATAATTTAAAGATTATTGAAGACGCAGCACAAGGCACAGGAGTTTTTTATAAAAATAAACACGTAGGGACATTTGGGGATTTAGGGGTTCTGTCTTTCTACGCAAACAAAACAATTACCTGTGGTGAGGGTGGAATAATACTAGGTAAAGATAAAAACCTCATTGATGATTGCTATAAGATGAAAAATCACGGTAGGCTAAGTAAAGGGGTTTTTGTTCATACAGATATAGGTTTTAATTTTTCTTTTACAGAAATGCAAGCTGCCGTGGGTGTTTCCCAATTAAAAAAGCTTAAAAAAGTAATTACTAAAAAAGATAAAATACATAAATTTTATCATGACAACATAAAAAACAATTTGCTTGAAAGTATACCTGTTGATAATACTATCCAGCCAGTTCATTGGTTTTCGTCTTTTTTGACAGATCATAAATCTAAACTAAAAGAATATCTTAGTTTAAATAAAATACAAAGCAGAGAGTTTTTCTACCCACTTAATAAGCAGCCTTGCTACATTGAATCTGACCTTGTAAACACTGATGTTAGCTTTGAGATAAGTGAAAAGATATTTAAACGTGGAATATCTTTACCTTCAGCTCATAATATAACCAAAAGACAACTTAGATATATTTGTAAAATCATAAATGATTTTAAGGTATGATAAAACTTGTAAATAACACAATTTCAGATTCCGAAATAGACTCTCTTTGTGATTGGTTAAAGACTAGACCAAAGTTAACTAAAGGAGAGCTGACGGAAACCTATGAGAAATTGTGGTCTGAAAAAATCGGATGTAAATACTCTGTTTTTGTAAACTCTGGCTCTTCTGCTTTATTGATAGCAGTATATTCTCTGATTGCTAAAGGATTATTAAAAAAGGGCGACCCTGTAATAGTTCCAGCTTTGTCATGGGCCACAGACCTATCACCAGTAATACAACTAGGACTGAAGCCTTTACTTTGTGATTGCAATCTAGATGACTTATCTCTTGACATTGAGCATCTAGAGAGGTTGGTAAAATTATATCCCAAAAAACCTAAAGCGCTTATACTTGTTTCTGTATTAGGCTTAGTTCCTGAAATGGATAAGATTACCAATTTCTGTGAGCAAAATGATATTATACTGATAGAGGATGCTTGTGAATCTTTAGGGTCTAGATACAAAGGCAGAATGCTTGGCAATTTCGGATTGCTGTCTTGTTTTTCTACTTACTATGGACATCATATTTCTACTATCGAGGGAGGGATGGTATGCACGAATGATAGAGAAATATTTAATCTTTTAAAATCGCTCAGAAGTCATGGTTGGGACAGGGATATGGATGATGATTACTCACAGAGTCTTAGGGAAGAGTTTTCGGTAAAGGATAGTTTTGAATCTTTATATAAATTTTATTATTTAGGATTTAACTTAAGATCTACAGACCTACAAGCCTATTTAGGTATTAATCAACTACAAAGACTAGACGAGATAATTGAGACTAGAAACTACAATTACAAAACTTACTGTAATGTTTTTGAAAATGATTTTTGGAATCCGCCCAGAGACAGTAACGAAAAATTTGTATCTAATTTTTGTTTCCCAGTAATCAACAAAAACAGATCAAAAATAGTAGATAGATTAAAAAGTTGTGATGTAGAGGTTAGGCCATTAGTCGCGGGTTCTATAGGGAAACAACCTTTTTGGATAAAAGAATATGGACCTTTAAATTTAGAAAACGCTGATTTAATTCATGAGCATGGTTTTTATTTACCTAACAATCATGATATTACATCTAATGAAATTGAATTTATAAAACAGTGTGCTAAAGATCTTTGGTAAAGTATGAAGAAAATATTTATAACAGGAGCTAATGGTTTTTTAGGGCGACATCTAGTAAAAAAACTAGGCTCTAAGTATGATCTAATTACTCCGACAAGATCAGAGGTAAATATAGAAAAATTAAATGATTTACAAGGCGCGATTGCTTTTGATGAACCTGATGCGGTGATTCATTTAGCTGCAATTTGCGGAGGTATTGGTGCCAATAAAAAATCTCCAGCTGATTTCTTTATGAGAAACTCTCTGATGAGTTTAAATATTTTGTCAACATGTAATTTCTTTAAAGTCAAGAAGCTAATTACTTTGGGAAGCGTTTGCTCTTATCCGAAATTTACTCCAGTTCCTTTTAAAGAGGACGATATATGGAATGGTTATCCAGAAGAAACTAATGCACCATACGGCATTGCTAAAAAAAATTTACTAGTTGGATGTCAAGCATACAATAATCAGTATGGCGATAATTTTATTCATTTGATACCTGTTAATATGTATGGAGAGTATGATAACTTTAATCCTGATTCCTCTCATGTGATACCTGCTCTCTTTGAAAAATTCAAAAAGGCAAAAGAAAATAAAGATCCCTTTGTTGAGGTTTGGGGTGATGGTTCAGCTTCTAGAGAATTTTTATATGCGGGAGATTGTGCCAATGCTATCGCTCTAGCTTTAGAAAACTACAATGAACCCGATCCAATTAATATCGGAACTGGAACAGAAATTACAATTAAGGATTTAGTTCTTAAAATCAGCAAGTTATTTGATTACAAGGGGGGCATAAGATACGATGCTAGCAAACCAAATGGTCAACCACGTAGATGTTTAGACACAACCAAAGCAAAAGAAAAGTTTGGATTTGAGGCTGAGATCTCTCTTGATGAAGGTTTGGAAAAAACATATAACTGGTATATTAAATAACATGAAAAAAGCTCTAGTGACAGGGGGAGCAGGATTCATTGGGTCTAATTTGGTAGATAAATTAGTTTCTAATGGAGTTAAGGTTACTGTCATTGACAACGAATCCAGTGATGCTCATAACCATTTTTATTGGAATAAAAAATGTAAAAATTATATTTTAGATATATGTGATTATAAAAGCATTCGCTCATTATTTTACCAAGTTGATGTGGTTTTTCATATCGCAGCAGAAGCAAGAATACAGCCTACTTTGAAAAATCCGATCTTAGCAGCTAAAACGAACTTTTTAGGAACATGTATAGTTTTGCAATGTGCAAAAGAGGCTGGCGTTAAAAGAGTCGTTTACAGTTCAACCTCTTCTGCATACGGCTTAAAAAATAAAATTCCCAACGTGGAGACCATGAATAAAGATTGTCTAAATCCTTATTCCGTCACCAAAGTGGGAGGAGAGGAACTTTGCAAAATGTATACAGACTTATTTGGACTTGAAACTGTGGTCTTTAGATATTTTAATGTATATGGAGAAAGACAACCAATAAAAGGTCAATATGCTCCAGTGATAGGTATATTTCTTCGGCAAAAATCAAACGGAGAACCAATGACGATTGTAGGAGACGGGGAACAAAGAAGGGACTTTACACATGTCAAAGATGTTGTATTGGCAAATATTTTAGCGGCAGATTTAGCAAATAAAAAAATTGTTGGAGAACTATTCAATATAGGAACTGGGAAAAATTATTCTATATTAGAAATTAAAGATTTTATTGAAGGCAAATTTGTTCACATTCCAGAAAGAGAAGGTGAAGCTAAAATTACATTAGCAGACAATAAAAAAGCTCAAATATATCTTGGATGGGCACCCACTATAGAATTAAAAGATTGGATTAAAAATAAATGAAAAAAATTATTGTTACAGGAGTTACAGGTCAAGATGGTAGTCTAATGGTTGATTATCTTCTGAAAAATACTGAACACACAATTATTGGAGGAGTAAGAAGATTAAGTGTCAAAAACTATAAAAATATACAACATTTAAAAGACAACCCGAGGTTTTTTCTCATTGATTTAGATGTATCTGATCCACAAAATACAGAAAAAGTTATATTAGAACATAAGCCAGACTATTTTATCAATTTTGCAGCAAATTCTTTTGTTGGTAGCAGTTGGGATATGCCTTTTAATCATATGCAAACTAATTGTATGGCCGTTTTACATCAATTAGAGGCTATTCGTCGTCATGCTCCACATTGCCGATATTACAATGCAGGAAGCTCTGAAGAGTTTGGGGACGTTATTACGTCTCCACAGTCTGAGGAACACCCATTGCGCCCTAGAAGTCCGTATGGAGCCTCTAAGTGTGCTGCTAGGCATTTAGTTAAGGTATACAGAGATTCTTATGATATTTATGCGGTTCAAGGTTGGTTATTCAACCATGAGGGAGTGCGAAGAGGCGAAGAATTTGTGACAAGGAAAATAACAAAAAATGTCGCGAGAATTCTCAAAGAGTTCGAAACTGGACAAGTTGTTAAACCATTACAGTTAGGAAACGTGGATTCACGTAGAGATTGGAGTGATGCGGAAGATTTCATTAAAGGTGTTTGGTTGATGCTAAATCAAGAAAGAGGTAAAGAAAAAGATTATGTTTTATCTTCTAATGAAACTCATACAATTAGAGAGTTTGTAACAGAGGCATTTAATTTTGTTGGTTTTCACAGATCTGTGTCTGAGTGGAGAGGAGAGGGTTCTAATGAAAAATATTTTCACGGTAAAGATTGCTTCGTAGAAGTAAATAAAAATTTTTATCGCCCTGCGGAAGTTGAGTTACTATTGGGAGATTCTACTAAAGCTCGCGAGGAGTTGGGGTGGGAGCCTAAAACGAACTTCATTCAATTAGTCAAAAAAATGGTTGACTATGATGTTGCATCTGATAGCATCTTTCCATAGTGTCAAAAGCTAAGGGGCCTAATAAAAGAGATATTATCTTTCGTCTGGTAGATGTTCCAGATAAAGGCAGAAGACCATTTTTTGCTAGAGAAATGAAAATGCTCAATGATCTTTGTGATCGTTATTCACAAGATTTTATGGCAATCGTATCTTTTGAAAAAAAGTTTGATTCTTTAGCTTATCTAGTAAGCGATAAGCTCAAAGATACTATGGACACAAAATTCAGAGCGTTCAACTTTAAGGTAGACTTGTCTAAATACGAACGCTATAATTTGGGCCATAAATCAGGGCAAGATAGAGACATTGCTCGGACAACTAAAACAATAAAAGATTTTTTAAATGAGTGATCAAACACGTAAACCTGAAGAGATTCTTGGCTCTTACTTAAAAGAAAGTAAGAAGGATCATTATAATTTTGAAGATACTGTAGATTACAAAGTCAGTAGTGGCTCTTTGCAGTTTGATGCTTGCATGGGAGGAGGTTTTTCTCCTGGATTACATCGGTTCACAGGGATCAATGAAGGAGGTAAAACTTCTGAGGCTCTTGAAGTTATGAAAAACTTTTTAGCTACGATACCTAAGTCCCGAGGTTTTTATATTAAGGCAGAGGGTAGGTTGGCACCAGAAATGAGAGAAAGATCTGGTGTTGAATTTGCTTTTGACGAAAAAGAGTGGGTTGATGGAACGTGTTTTGTTTTTGAAACAAATATTTATGAAGCGGCTATGGGTCTGGTAAAAGAGTTCATTACCAGTAATGAAGAAGGATATAAGTATTGTTTTATTATAGACTCTGTAGATGGTTTGATTACAAGAAACGACTCTATAAAAAGTTTTGAAGATGCGACAAAAGTTGCAGGTGGTGCAGTTGTTGCCTCTGATTTTTGTAAGAAAACTAGCATAGCACTTGGAAAGCGTGGTCACATGGCTATTTTTATTAGCCAAGTTCGTGCCGATATAAAAATAGACCCATACTCAAAAGCCCCTGTGAGGCAAACTACTGCTACAGGAGGAAATGCTTTGCTTCATTTCGCTAATAGCATTATTGAGTTTGAGCCTAGATTTAGAGGAGACTTGATTACACAAGATCCATCTAAAAAACAAATAGATGAAAAGAAGAACCCAATAGTTGGCCACAATGCAAAGGTGACCATTAAAAAATCACCTAATGAAAAAACCAACAGTACTATTTCTTATCCAATCCGTTATGGAAGAACAGGCGGTAATTCTATTTGGAAAGAAAAAGAAATAGTTAGCATGTTATATGGCTGGGACTTTGTAAAACAAAAGGGCGCTTGGCTTTATAGGACAGAAGACTTCGAAGAACTTCTATCAGATAACGATTTAGATTTCCCAGATAAAATACATGGTGAGGCTAAATTATTTGCCCATATCGAATCCGACAGTAAACTTTCAAACTTCTTGTTTGAATACTTTAAAAATCAGATTTCGGGATGAAGTTTTATGATGCATATGGTAAGTATCGAACTCTTGCCAACGCAAAAAAATATTTAATAAACTGGGATACACCCAGCCGAAGTAAGTTTCAAACCTCAGTAAAAAAATTTTTAAGAGGTTATTGGGAACATGATATTGTTTTTGAAGAATTTAGAGTAGTAGGGACAAGATTGACTTTAGATTTTTATAACGCTAATAAAAAAGTGGCGGTGGAAGTTCAAGGCGCTCAACATACTAAGTTTGTTAAACACTTTCATAAAAATAGATTTAAATACGCTGATCAACTAAAAAGAGATCAGAAAAAACTTGAGTTTTGTGTCGCAAATAATATAAAGCTGGCAGAAGTCTATCCTCAAGATGAAATAAAAGCCTCACTTTTTAAGGACCAAGATATTTACTTATGAACTTAGACGATGAAGAAGAATTTTGCATACCATCTGAATTAGTAGAGAAGATCTACGACCTATCAGGTGGAGTTGATAAATATAAAGGGGTTATTATGGCTGTATCCTCTGAAAACGGTAAACCCTTAATATATTGTAAGTTTGATTGTGGTATGACAGAATTTGCCTTAATGAAGGCACTTGAAAATCATTTATCTTCACCTCCACCAGAAATTACACAGGATGATCTATAATTTTGAATTAGAGAAACAATTATTAGCGGCCCTTATTAAAGAGCCTGACTCCTTATCAG